CGACATCAGGATGAACGCCTCGCGCGTTTCGTTGATGCTGCGATAGGTCTCATTGGCACTTTGCAGCATCCGGGCCTGGACGGTGTTGTATTCCTCGACGCTCTGGGTTGCCATGCGGATGCGGCTGGCGTACTGGCCCCATTCGTCGGCAATGTCGATGACGCGCATGGTAGAGAGGCTGCCCAGCGCCGCAATCAACCCACGGCGAATCGCCGCAGCCGCCGCATTGGACTGGCCCGCCATGCGGTTCATCTGTGCGCCCACGTCCGCTGTGGTATGGCTCACCCGCACGCCCGCCTCATCCAGCGCCCGCATGGCCCGCGCCAAGCTTTCCGCACTCGGCCTGGCCTGGCTGCTGTCCACCACGATAGCCAAACGGCTTTCTTGCGCCATGTCGAACCTATTAATATTGCATTTTTAAATAGCTTGAACTATAATCAAGCCATATGAGGGAGACTTCCATGTACGCCATCAACTGGGCCAACAAGGCGAAAAAGCAACTGCGTAAAATCGACCCAAAAGAGCAGGTCACTATCCTCCGTGCTGTGAAAGAACTGGAAGATTTCCCCAAAACCAAAAACGTTGTCGCACTGACCAAACACGAATACGGCTACCGCCTGCGCGTGGGCAACTATCGGGTGCTGTTCGATGCCGACACGAAAATCAAAATTATCGACATCCAGCAAGTCAAGAAACGTGACGGCCAAACCTATTGAGCAAACGGGAGTGAACCATGCATCTGAACCCCACCATTCTTGAGGCCAACGGCAAGCCCGCCTTCGTCGTGCTGCCCTACGACGAGTACGTGCAGTTTTCCCGCAGCATCAAACGAGCTGGCCGCATCCCCGCTGACGGCACGACGCCGCACGAAGTCATGTGCCTGGCCGTCGAAAACGGTTGGAGCATGATGCGTGCCTGGCGTGAGCATCTGGCCCTGACCCAAGCGGAAATGGCCCGCCGTCTGGAAATTCGCCAGCCCAGCTACGCCGCCATGGAAGCGCCCGACGCCAAACCCAAGAAAGCCACGCGCCAGCGCATCGCGGCAGCAATGGGGATTACGCTGGAACAACTGGACTGACGGCTTTCTTGCGCCATGTCGCGTATCCATAAAAAAACCCGCCGTAGCGGGTTGATGCAAAAAACGGTTTGCGGTCAATGAACCTCAACCATCAACTGTCGCCCCAGTTTTTCAAACGCCCGTGACAGCGTGTCGATTTTGGTCGCGTGCCGCAAATCCAGCAAGCGGGTCACTTCCTGCGGCTTGACCTGCATACGCCGCGCCAGTTCGGCCTGTGGCATGCGGCTTTCCAACAATACGTTCAGCAGCAGCACCTTGGTGTAGACGCTGGGCGGCAGCGATACCAGATGCTCGCCCGACAGCGGCGCGGAGGGCCTGGGTACGCTGCGCTGGTCTTCAAAGTAAAAATCCATCGCCGACACGAGCACGTCTTGCGCCATTTCCATTGCCTCATCCAGCGTGTCGCCCTGGGTAATGGCCTCGGGGATGTCGCGGAAGGTGACGACAAAACCGCCTTCCAGTGCGGGTTCAAATTTTGCCGGGTAGTGCATGACGGATTCCTTGCGCGGTTCGGTGACAGTGGGGGTTCATTTCAGGCCAAGTTGCTTCTTGACGCCTTCGACCAGACCGGTTTTGAGTTCGGCGGCGGGATGGCGCGGCAGATGGCTTTGCTTGCCGTTACACAGCACCTTGATATGCTTGCTGCCTTGGCGAAATGTGGCCCCCTGTTTTGCCAGCCATTTGACGAACTCGCTTTGCTTCACCTTGGGTTCCTTGGTTAACTTGACGCCGATTATAAACAAAAATGTTGATTAAATCAAGGGCGAGGGGAGCATGCTACCCGCTACGCAGCATCGCCATTGACCGCCGCTGCCACGCCGCCCCAGGCTGAACCAATGTCTTTTTGCGGCTTGGGTTTCTCGTCCAGTCCATCCAGAAACGCGGCATCCAGCGCGAACAGGCATGCGTCCAGTTCCCCGCGCGGCAGGGGCGACGGGTGCGCGTCCAATACCGCCGTAATATCAGCTACCGACAGCGGCAAGGGCTGGCCGCCCGCCGCGCCGACGACATAGCGTCTGGCGCGGTTGGCCATCATGAAGACATCCAGCACATGCGCGGTAATGGCGTCGCTCTCTGGCGCGGACGCACGCTGACCCTGCCGCCCGCGCCGCTGCTGCGTTAACTGCGCCTGCCCGACTTCCCAGCGCCAGCGGGCAAGGGCTTTCCCACCGTGTCATTCCGCGCTTTTTGCACCTCGGCGGCAATCTCGCCCGCCGCCTTGATGACGAACAGAAAAAACCGCACGTCTGAGCGCAGCGTTGCGGCTCCGGCCTCTGGCGTATACGCCACCGCGTGGCCCTGCGCATCGTTGGCCCCGCGCCAGTCTTTGAGCACGTATTGGGCCAGCAGCTTGCACTGAAAGTCGTACTCGGTAATCTCGCCCTCGACCACGCCGACCTCGCCGAGCTTGAACCCCTCATCGGCCCGCGCAATCTGGCGGCGCACCCGCGCCAGGCCAATCTGGTACGCCTCATCGTCCAGACTGCGCAGCAACACCTCGGTGTCATCGTCAAAGCGCACCCAGCGCTCCTGCGGGTCAGCCGCCACCGGCTCAGCAATAATCAATGCCATTGCCTGCTCCTTACGGGGTGACGGTGAGGATGGGTTTGCTCATTTCCGGTACCGACTGAATGCCAATATCGTAGGGGGCCTTGACCACATCCGTATCCCCGCCAAACTGTATGCCAGCGGACACCACCGTGCCAACGAAATAATCCCTGGCCCCGTTGGATCGGGTCACGCGAAAGCTGTACAGGTCATGGGACGCCTCGGAGGCCATCATCAGCGCCTGCCCCGCGTCGTCCTCATCCAGTGCGCACACCACCGAGAACGTGATGGCCTGCCGGTTGCCCTTGATGACGGTGGTGTTGCCCGTACTCAAATTGGAAAACTCGCCCGTATTGCGGCGCATCGCCAGTTCGCCGACCGATTCCAGTTCGCCCACCCGGGTGAACGTGAGCGCGGCAAAGCCCGCCGCGTCATAACTGGCCGGTGTTGCCGCGCTGACAGACAGCAGGGTGCCGGCAGAAGTGTGTTTGGCCATGATGAAACTCCCATGAAAAAAGCCGCGCGAGTGGCGGCGAAAAAAATCAAATTTCGGTGGCAGCTACCACCAGCGGATGGCATCTATCAACCACACAATGGTTTTGCCAACGGCAACGACCAACGCGGCCAATCCGCCATAAAGCGCCAAAACCATTGCGGCATCCGCCAACCTGATACCGACTTTGCCTGCATCTTCTGTACTCATTTTTCCACTCACACCCAGACGGGGTTTTAAGCTAAAATTCACTGTAAGTTGCTCCTATGGTACGGATAGGTGTCAACAAAAAAGCCCCGCCGGTTCGTACCCGACGGGGCTTTTGCTTATGTGCGTTACGGCGCTACCACCAGCGGATGGCGGCCAGCGCGTGTAGCACCAGCCAGATAAACATTCCGGCAGCAACCATGATGGCAGCGTTGGCGAGTTTGTTGCCAACTTTTCCTGCGTCTTTTTTGCTCATCTTTCCACTCACATCCAGACGGGACTTTGGGATATACTTACCGCTCATTGATCGTTTCTTCCTTTGCGTGGCAGAAATGAAAAAGCCCCGCCGGTTCGTACCCGACGGGGCTTTTGCTTATGTGCGTTACGGCGCTACCACCAGCGGATGGCTGTAATGAGTTCTGGTGAACGCCAAGTGACAATCATCAGCAACAGGACGCTTGAAAAACGCCAGATGCCATATTTTTCAAGAACATATTTCATGAAATCCACCAATGGCTTAAAATCCATCTTGAATCCTTGGTTGCGCAAGGGTTGAAACAAAAAAGCCCCGCCGGTTCGTACCCGACGGGGCTTTTGCTTATGTGCGTTACGGCGCTACCACCAGCGGATGACCCAAATCAGCGCAGCCAAGGTCAAGCCAACTGCCAATATCTGTGCGGCAACGGCCAGCATTTTGCTGACCTCCAGTGCGCCGTCTGCACTCATTTGCCCGGTAATTTTCATGCTGAACCTCGCGCTGAAAATAAATTTGAGGTAAGATTTCATTGCTGCTTACTTTCCTTGTGCCATCAAGGTCAGAAATAAAAAGCCCCGCCAGATTGCCGTCCGGCGGGGCTTTTGCTTTGTGTGGCGCGGGCTGGTCCGCCCGCATCGTCAAATCGTCATAACGTCAGAAAATACACCTGCACATTGACCTGGCAGAACGCGCCCGTCTGCCCCAGCGCCACCATCTGCGCCTCGCGGCATTGCAGCCCCGGTGCCGTCCAGAACTGGAAATGCGCGGCCAGCGCATCGGCCAGTTGCGTGAGCGCCAACGTCGGCGTCTGGCTTTCGGCGCGGTCAAAGCATTGGATGACGACGTGGCCTGGAATCCGCGCCTGCGGTTGGGTGAGGCCACGCACAACAGGCCTGGCCGTCTCGATGGACAGGCGACACCACAGGCCATTTTCCGGCGCGGCAAACCGCCTGCGTGCCTGATAATCGATGCGCTCTTGGGCGATGCCCGCAAACGTCATCATGCGGCCCACAATCGCGGTGCGTAATTGCTCGTAAGTCATGACCGTGCGTACTTCGCCCTGATGTGCGAAAACGCGGGCCGGTAGATACCGTGTTCTGCCTGATCCGAATTTCCGGCCTCCAATTTTTCAGCGTAGGGCAAATTCGTTTGAACTATCACCGTCTGAAACGGTTGATTGGCCGTCGCAATGACCGCCAGTCCGGCTTCGATAGTGGCTTGACTTGGCGGTTTGTCAGTCTGCGCCGCATCAAAACCGTAGTCCGGCCCATCGACGCTGACCCGGTGACTGCCGCGAAACGCGCCTGTATCCACTGGCGAACCATTCACCACCAACTGCAACGCCTCGGCAGCAATCTGATTGCGTTTTTTACGCAAATCCGCCTGCACCACATTGACAAACGACGTCGGTCGTGTCCCTGTCCAAGCCATCTCAATCTCCGCGCAATTGCACCGTCCACGTCACGCCCGCCGCATCCTGCTCCACGTGCATGACCTTGTACGCCTTGCCACTACGTTGAATGACGTCATCCACCTGCGGCGGTTCCGACACCTCGGCTTGCAGCGCCGTCAGTTTGATGTCGGTGCGCAGGATGCGCAGGCCATCCACAACCCGATTGGAAAAGCTGCCAAACACCCCGCGCCCGTCGTAGGTCACGGTACTGCCGGGCTGCGTCTGGCTGATGGGGTCAGCGGGCATGGACGGCACGAACCGGCTGCCCGTAAACGCCTGCACGGCATCGGCCAGGTCGGTATCGAATGCCGCAGTCACAGCCGCCGCGATGTCATCACGCAAGCCCATCATCAACTCCTTTTCAAAAACATCACGCCCGACGCATCCGGCAGCCAGGGTTTAAGCAGCGCCAGCGCCAGGCTCTCGCCCGCCGTATACGTTCTGGCCGTGCTGGAAAAGCTCTTGCTGCTGGATACATCACCCGCCTGCACCGACTGGCTTAACACGCCCGTTTCCTTTGCGCCGTAAATGCGACCCTCTGCGGCTTCGCGGGCAATCTCCGCACCCGCCTGTTTGAACTCGTCCGGCAGCGGCGCTACCTTGCGCAAGCCCAGATTGGTCATCCAGACGTTCGCCATCATCACCGCACGCGGCTTCTTGTCCGCCGCCGCCCAACTCATGCCCAGCGCGGCGTCCACGTCGGCAACAGCGATATAAGTCATCATCTGACGGTTTCCTTTTTCTCTTGATACAGGAATTGACATGGTGAATTATATTCACCATAATTCTGTTCATGACAACACTGCAACGCGGCCAGAACTGGAAAATTTCCGTCTACGGACGCGAGCACGGCATCGCGCACGTGCATGTAACCGGCGCGGACTTTCGGGCCGTCGTGGCGATTGAAGCGGGCGACATCCTTGCCGGTAAATTGCCCGCCAGCGTTTTGCAGGACGTGCGCGAATGGCTGCGTGGGAATCAGGCGCAAGCGTTTGAGCAGTGGACGGCCCATAACCCTGATTTGTGAGACATCATCATGCTCAAAGTGACCTCCGTGCGGCCCTTGCACGATACGCGCGTACAAGTGACGTTTTCCAACGCCAAAACGGCAGACATTGACATTTCCCCGTACCTGGACGCGCCGGGTTACGAGGCGCTGGCCCGGCCTGAAACCTTCGGCCAGGTGAGCGTCGAGGAATGGGGCCACGGCATCGAATGGCCGGGAGATATTGGCATTCCGGTCACGGCTTTGCACCGACTGGCCCGTGAACAGGCGGGTTGCGCATGGCCGGTGGCTCAATTCAACGCCTGGATGCAGCGTAACCGCCTGTCTGCCGCCGACGCGGCCCGCGCACTGGGGGTCACGCGCCGAACCATTATTTACTACCATACCGGCACCAAACCGATTCCGCGCATGGTCGAGCTGGCCTGCGAAGGGTTTGAGGCCAGAGCCGCCCGGCGCGGCAGCCGCAATCCGACGCCATCGGTAATGTGGCAGGCCAGCGCATAGCCGCGCTACCACCAGCGGATGGCCGTGATGACCAACCATGCCGAAAACGCCGAAGACAAAACAACAATGGCGTAGGTCAGCGCATGGCTGACAGCAGCGCTCGCAGGCCCTTGAATATCAATGCCATCTTTCATGGACATCCTTAACCGGAAAGTTTTGCGGTACAATTTCATTGCTTCTACAAATCCTTGTGGCAATCAAGGGTTCACAAAAAAGCCCCGCCGATTCGCAGTCAGCGGGGCTTTTGCTTTGTGGGGGTTACGTCGCTACCACCAGCGGATGACCCAGAGCAACCCTGCCAAGGCGGCGATGATTGCGGCTGCTGCGTACATTTTTGCGGTAATGCCCGCGTCCTTTTCGCTCATTTTTCCGCTCACTTTGATATACTTTTCCAACGTTCTCACCTATGTCTGCTATAGGGATGAATCCAGAAAGCCCCACCAGACTGCACATCCGGCGGGGCTTTCGCTTTTACGGTTTGGGCGTGGTGTCCGCCTCACGCAATATCGCCCGCAACCTGTCTGCCCCGGCGCGGCCCGGCACGTTTACACCGCGCTCTTTCGCCAATGCCCGCAACTGCGCCACGTCCAGATCGTCCAACCCATCCGGCACATCCGGCACATCCGGCGGGGGCGGGATATGACCGGCTGGCGGTAGCGCAGGCGGGTTATCGCCCGACAGTCCGGGTAGCCCCAACCACTCGCGCAACCCCTCGCCGCGCCGCGCTTCGTCCAGCGACAGATACACCGGCTCGCCATCGCCCGCAGCAAAGCCAAGCTGTGGCGCGTCAGTGTTGGACGGCGACGGGGGTTGCCACACGAATCCCACCACGACAATCCCCCGCGCCTGATAGGCATCATGCACCCCGCGGCCACGACCATCCGCATCTTCGACCATGACGTGCGCAAAATCCTCAACCTCGCCGCGCCAATAGTCCAGATTGCGGGCCGCTGCCTGTGCCTCGCAACGGCGCAAACCCTCAAGCAGTGCAGCAGCGGCTGAGTGGCTTTGCGTGGTCGTGTAAATGCCTGTCAGCATGACTTCTCCCCTGTTACGGTTACGCCAAATCGATAATCACGCCCGCCGTCACCTTGTCGCTGGTGGCGTGCTTGCGCCAGTTGGCCGCCGCGCCCAACGCCGCCAGATTCGGGTTTGCGCCCGCGCTTTCTTTCCAGGAGTAGCCCATCACTTCCAGATTGAAGGCCCCTTCTGCGCGGTAGCCCAGGGTGAAGTTTTCCTTGCCGTGCACCGGGTAGGAGTCCACCCCCGGCGCTTGCGATTCGGTAATGACCACCGCGCCCGCCTGCAAGCCAAAGATTTTCTCGGCGGGGATCTTGTCCGACACCAGCACGGGGCGACCCATTGTGCCGGGCGAGCCGCCGTACACGACGACGCCCGCCTCCTCGAAAATCTTCTGGTCGATGGCATCGTCCACCAAATCAAAGTAGGTGGCCGAATCCATCCCGAACAGCGCCATCCGGCTGAAGCGGTCACCGAATTTGCGCATGCCCTTGGTCAGCGCTTTTTTATGGTCAGTCGCAATCGATGCGCTGGTCACCATATTGGCATTGCCGCCGATGGCCGCACCCAATGCGCCGAATGCGGCGGCAATGAAATAGTCCATCGTGGCATCGGCCATATGCTGGCCGACCAGCATGGAGAACTCCGCCGGACTGCGGGCGCGGCGCTTGAAGGCTTCCTCGGTGGTCAGGTAGGGGCCGTATTTCCACGGCGACTTCACCCCTACCGTTTCGTCCGAGTCGATTTTGATACCCTGCACATCAGCAACCGAGTTCACATCGCGGTGCATCAGTTCGCCGCCGATTTTGTAGAAGGCGCGTTTGCGAAAGTCGCCCTCTATCATCTCGTTGTTCAGCACCAGCGCACCGCCGGACGCGGTGTTGAAGACATCCAGCACATCCTGCATCCGTTCCAGATACGCGGTTTGCGCCAGATCGTTGTAAATGATCATGTCGTTGTTGGTCGTAGTAGCCATGGTTCATTCCTTTATTTGGGAAGTTTCAAATATTCGTCCGGGCCGTTTTGTGCCACGAACTCGTGCTTTTCGGCGGCGGACATTTGCGAGCGCGGTTTCGTGGCCTTGCCGCCGCCCCCGCCGGGCGACCCGGCTCCTTGAGCGCGGGGGAATAAATGCGGGGCCGATTCACGCAAGGATTCCGCCCATTCCTTGGGCGAGAGCGGCGTTTTGCCGTCCTTGCCATAAACCAGATCCCCGTCCTGCATCGCAACGGCACGGCCGTCGCCGTCCAGATTCCAGAGGGCAGAGCCGCGCAGGATGAAATCGTCCAACGCGCTTTTTTCTGCCCCGGCTTCCAGCGCCGCGCCGCGTATCACATCGCCCAGCGCCCGCGCTTCCAGCGCTTTTGCGCGGGTTTCGGCTTTGGCGCGGGCATCCGCTTCGGTCTTTAACGCCTTGTCCAACTCGCTGCGCAGCCGTTCCGTGCGTCGCTCCAGCACCTGCTCGATTTTGCCCTCGGCAATCAAGCGGGTTTCTTCATCCTGCCCGGCCTTTTGCAGCATGGTTTTGACCGCCTCAACGTCCAGTCCATCAAACTGCCCCTTGAGCGCGTCGAATTCGGATTTCAGTTTGCGGTTGTTGCCAAGCAGTTCCTGATTTTTGGTTTTCAAACCGGCCACCTCATCATTGATGGCCTGCTGCACTTTTTCAGACAAGGCTTTTTGCAGGGCGCTGGTTTTGGCCTCATCCAGTTCCAGTCCTGCTTCTTTCGGATCAAATTCAAACGGCATGGTGATTCCCCTTGGGATGGATTAACCCGCTGCTATCCTGGATAAACAGCGGGCATAAAAAAAACCGCCACGTAGGCGGTGCAGAAAACTTCTTTTGTACTCATGCGCCAAACACCTGCCGGAACGTCTCGGCATCGCGCCTGCGCAGTTCCTCCAAACTGTATTGCCGACCCGCCAGCGGGTCTACGAAGCGGTCTATGGTGTAGCCGCCTTTCTCCATCAATTCAAACCGCTTCTGGCCGAGCCATTCTTTGCGAAACGCCGCGTCCTGATTGGCAAACCAGCGCCCGTGTGTGGTCTTGGCCGCTACTTGCCCGGCCTGCAACCCCGCGTCTTCGCGCTGCTTTTTCGTCATCTTGCCAATCGAACGAAACGTGCGCCGCCCGTCGCGCCCGCGCACTTTCAGCGACCGCACGAATGGCCGCATGCCTACCACATCACCGCCCAAATCTGCCTGCACTATCGAGCGGCAATTCGGGTGCAGGGGCGGCACGGGGTGCGCTTCCCCCACCCGCCAGCGCTTGCCGTCCAGCGCCGCGCAGACCTTGCTGGTACGCCCGTCCAGCGTCGCCATGAACCGCACGTGGGTCACGCCCAACTGTTCGTAGGTATCGAGCATGGCTTGGTTGCTGACGTGCGTTCTGGCCGTGCGTATCAGCCTTTCGGCGTCGGTTCTGGCAACCTGCACGATGCCGTCCTGAAATTGCAGCGCCTGGGTGCCGCGCACCGACCGCACAATCTGCGCATGGGTCAAACCGCCCGCCACGCCAGAGCGCACTGTTGCCATCACCCGCTGCGCCTGCGCCGCGCCAAACTCGTCCAGCAGCTCCTGCACCAGCCGACCGCCATAAGGCGCGTGGCCGCTCAGCGGGCGATTCATCGCCTTTTGGTAAATCGCCTGCTCAACGATTTTGGGCTTTGGCAGACCGGCAACAACTTTATCCACGACCGACGCCACATAACCGGCCTCGTACGCAGCCAGCTTGGGCGCGGTACGCTGCCATTCATCATTGATCCCCGCGCCCACGCCCTCGCCATAATCGCGAATGGCGTCGCGCAGCTTTTTGAGTTTCGCCGTCTTGTACTGCCCGGCCAAAAACCCCTGCATTTCCGTCTGGCTCAATCCATCCAGCAAATACAGCAGGTCTTTTGCCAACTCGCCGGTCAGCGCCAGCAACTGCGCGGACACCGCGTTGACCACGGCAGAAGATGCCCGAAACTGATACGCCGCATGCTGCGTCAGCGCCCGCGCCATCGCGTTTTGTGCAGCCTGCAAATCCGTACTCATGCGGCTACCACCAACCCAGCAATTTGAACAGCTTCACGTATGTTCGCACTACTTCGCCCACTACCAGTACCGTCGTGCAGCAAAATAATGTCAGCAGCGCCTTGGTGCATCGCGTGTTCAGGCGCTTTTCTTCTGGCGATTCGGTGTCCGGCTTTTCAGTTGTCGCGCTGTCTGTTGGGGTATTCATTTGCGTTTTCCCTTTTTGAAGGCCAGCAAGAAACGAGCACCAGCACGCATGATGACTGCCAGTGTCAGGCCGTAGGCAATGATTTTCAGGTGCGTGCTGGATTCGATGATGGTCAGCGCTTCCACAACCCATCCTCCAAGGTTAAAATCCATTCATGCTCCTATGCTCAAGATAGGGGTTGAAACAAGAAAGCCCCGAACTGCTGCAAACAGTCGGGGCTTTCGCTTTTCAGGATTGCGGCGCTACCACCAGCGGGCAATGATGTAAGTCAGTGGCGCAGCCGCCAGCAACAAAATAGCCACGCCAATACAAATTTGTACCCAGGCCATCATGGGGCCTTCGTAAATAAGCTGTCCCATCTTCAGCTTTCCTTTGCTATAATTTTTCAAAGTTTGCCTCTATGTCTGCGATAGGGGGAAATGAAAAAGCCCCGCCGGTTCGTACCCGACGGGGCTTTTGCTTATGTGCGCTACGGCGCTACCACCAGCGGATGACCGCAATCAGCAACGCCAAAACCAGCCCGTAGGCCATGACTTTCAGATGTGTACTGTCTTCAATTACTTGGAGTGCTTGCACAATCCATCCTCCGCCTTTGAGGTTAAAATCCATTCATGCATTCCTTCTGCTGATATCAGAGGGTCAATGACAGAAAGCCCTGCACGCCTGCCAGCGTCGGGGCTTTTGCTTTTCAGGGGGCTGGCGCTACCACCAGCGGATGACCACAATCAGTCCCGCCATGCCAACCAGCAATACGCCTGGCGCAGCGATGACATAGGATGTGCCGATACGTTGCGCAAAACGTGCTGCGCCGTCATCGTCAAGTTGTCCGGATATGAGCCTGCAAAAAAGTATTGACAAAATAAATACAAAACTCTATCCTCTGTGCATGGATAGCTACCACGAATACCAAGGCGACACGTTTTGCTGGGATGCTGACAAGGCTCGCAGCAACTTTGCCAAACACGGCATCCGGTTTGAAGAAGCCGCAACCGTGTTTTCTGATCCGCTGTTCGTTATGACCGATGCCAGCCGTCACGACGAAGGGCGCGATGCGGTGATTGGTCTGGACGCCAGCGCCCGTCTGTTGTTTGTGGTTCACATCGAAATTGTCGGCCAGGCCATCCGCATCATTTCGGCCCGCCGCGCCACCCGCCAAGAGGAATCGCTTTATGCTGACTGAACGCACCCGAAACCGTCTGGACAAACAGCGCCCGATGACCACGATTACCCTGCGCATTCCGGTGGATGTTGTGGCATCCATGAAAGAAATTGCGCCGCACAAAGGCTTTTCCGGCTATCAGACGCTACTCAAAACCTATATCAGCGAAGGTTTGCGCAGGGACGAAGCACTCATGGCCGTATCCGATACCCGCAGCCTCATTGCAGGGCTGCGCCAACAAGGCGTGCCGGAGGAAGTCATTAAGAAAGCGCAGCACGCCGCGATGGCAACGGCCTGAGCAGGTGGGGGCCTGATGTAGTACAGGTGGCTGCGTAGGCAGGTGTTTTGGCATGCAACGCTACCACCAGCGGATGGCGGCAATCAACGCGGCCAGACCAAATAACCAGCCAATAGCAGCGAGCAAAACAAAACGCCTCGTAGGTAGCTTTTCGGATGCTTCCATAAGTTGCACCAGTGCTTTAAAATCAAACACAATTTCATTCCTTGGGTTCGACAAGGGTTGGAACTAAAAAGCCCCGCCAGCTACCAACTGACGGGGCTTTTGCTTGTGTGCGGAGTGTGGGTTATTCGTCGTCCATCACGCCGCCCGGGTTTTCAATATGCAGTGCCTCTTCCTCGTACGGTCGCTCGGGCAGCTTGCCGCCCGTCACGTACAGCCAATACGCCTCGTTGCTGATTTTTCCGGCCATTGCCGCCTGCAAAAGTTGTGCGGCCATCTGCGGGTCTACATTGGCCCCGGCAAAATCCGGCTTGACCGTAAACCTCACCGCGTCAGCATCCGCGTTGACCTGTTCCGCCGCAAACCGCAGCGCCTGCTCGACGGCCTCTGCTGCCGTCACCACCACCGTATGCAGCGTCGCGTGCTGGTCATCCTGCCTGGCCCGCCGCGCGTCGCCGGATTCCGCGCCGCCCACGTCGATTACCCGCGCGCCCGCTTCCAGCGCCATATTCTTCTGCTCGACCATCGCCTGGTGGATTTTTTCGATGCCGTTGCCGGAAATCTCCATATACCCGCACGCCGCGTTTTGCGGCAGCAGCCACGCCGCCGACGGCCCGGTCACGCGCAGCGCCATACCCTCATCCAGCCCCGCCACCCACGGCTGCGGATGCGCCGTGCGGTGCAGCGACTGGTAATAATCAGCGGATAGTTGGTAATACTTCAGCGCCGCCTTGGCCATCGTATAGAGCGGTATTTCATCCACGTCCGGCGCGTTATCGACCGAACCGGCGAATACGACCGGCAGATAATCCAGCCCGGTCACCAGCGACCCATCGGCGCTGTACATCCCCGGAATGCGCTCGTCGGTCACGATTGAGCCGTCTTCGCGCAAAATCCGCACGCGGTAGCGGCCATCGACCAAATCCATCACGCGATAGACCGTTTCGCTGTCATGGCCGAACTCGTCCGCGCCAGATTTTTGCCACGGCTCGCGCAGCACCGCCAGCGTCAAATCACGCCGACCGTCGATATTGGATTCCTTCCAGTTAATCGCGTCCTGCGCACCGTACACGGCAATAAACGGTTCGCCATTGCCGTCCACGTCCGCCACCAACACCGACCGCCCAAACGCCAGCGCCGACGCCACCGTGCGCTGAAACAACTGCACGATGCCGAATCCGTCACCCGTGGCGTTATGCCGCATGCCTTCCAGCCGCGCGGGCAATTCCACCTCCGGCTGCAAGCGCGACACCATTCCCATCATCGAACGCAGGCCGTCCTTGACCCAATGCGGATACTCGGCCCGCGCAAGATAGCTGGCGTAAAGATAGCGGTTGTCCTGATCCAGCTTTTCGGCCTCGACCATGCCTTCGGTTTTCGGCAGCCGCAGGGTATTGGATTTAACGGCACGCTCGCCTTGTAGCGCCTCATCCATCATCTCGAAATCCGCCAGGGCCTGCGCGTATTCCGGGTGCAGCGTCGTCACTGGCATGGGTTACATCCTTAAATCAATCCGGGTATGCGCCGGGCCACCGCCTCGCGCTTCACTATCGGGTAACGCTTGGCAATGAAATAGCCGCCCGCATCGTTCAAATGGTCAAACCCCAGCGTCTTGTCCGGCTCGCCCTTATCGTCGTAGACTTGGCGCTCCAGCGCCTGGGTGTAGCTCGGGCATTTGTCCAGATTCACAAACAAGCGCCGCTCATCGTAGGCATTGCAAAACATCGCATTCTTGCTGTTGATCCGGTCGCGCACCGACGGGTTGCTGGCATTGACCACCACCGACAATCCCGCTTTTTTCAAGAGCGACAAATCCGATTCGCTCGCCCCCACGGTCTTGCGGCTTTTACCGCTGGCGTCCGGGTATACCGTGATCGCATGGCCTGAATATTTTGCGCGGATTTTTTCTATCATGGTAGGCGTATCAAATACGTCCACAAATTCATCGACCGCGTGCGGCAGGCCATCGCGGATAACGAACACCACCGCCGCCATTTTCCCCACGTTGAAATCCATCCCGACGTGCAAACTGTCGCCGCGCTGCACCGTCTGCTGCGACGCATTCAAACGCCGGTCAAAGCAGTAGTAAATGACGCCCGAATAATTCTCGAAACTCGCCTCATATTCCTGCCGGAACGTGCGTGCATCCATGCGCCGCCGCGCCGCATCAATCTCTTCTGGCGGTACATTGCCGCCCTGCAACGACGTATACAGCCAGCTTTTATGGTCAGGCTCCTTGCCCTGGCCGTCCAGATAGGTGTCGTAGCAATGGTTGAACCCCATCGGCGTGCCAATGCGCAGCGCATGCCCGCCGACAAATTCCGCGCCATTGACGCGATACCGGCAGGTGGACAGCATGGGCCGCAGCACTTCTTCCCACGCCTCATACGGACAACTGGCCCACTCGTCCACCAGCACAAAAAAGAGACCCGAGCCGCGCAAATTGTCATAATCGGCCAGCCCGACGATGCGCATCACGTGGCCGCTTTTGAGCGTAATCGAGCACTCCGTCTCATTGGGCTTGCCCGCCCGCCACGCCGCCGGAATCGCCTGCTTCAGCCTGCGCCAGAATACCCGCTTGGCTTGCTTGAACGTCGGCGCGGCATACCAGATTTCGTCCTCGACGCTCACCCCCCACTCACGCACCAAACGCGCCGCCCGGCGCATCTCCGCCTTGCCCAGAAACGTCTTGCCAAAGCGCCGCCCGCACACCGCATCCCGAAACCGCGCCGACGGCTGCCAGCCCCACACAAAAATATTGGCCTGTTTGGGGGTTAAATCAACACGCCCATCAGAGTATCGGTTCGGCTGGGGCATCCTCGTCATGTTTCAGCACATAATCCTGCGGCAACGCACCCTCGCCCGCCTGCGGCGGCTGCACCTTAGACAATTCCAGCCGGGTGCGCTCCAAACTCTCGATACGCGCCATCAACTTGTCCACCACCGGCGACCAATCGCGTTTTTTGAAGACTTCCTGTTTGACCATTTCCGCATAGTCAGGAATGCCTCCCAGCATTGCGGGGGATTCCGTGCGCTCGACCAGCTCCAATTCGTCGCTGCTTAATTCCGCCCGCAACGCCCGCGCCAGCCGAATCTTCGCCATGCGCAACTCATCATCGACGCTGCCAATCTGCACCGCATGCCAGACCTGCATTTCTGCATCGGTCAGACCGTCGGCATAAATCCCGTGCGACAAATTATTCTTGGAACCCTTGGGCGGCCCGGTACTGGCCCCGCCGTGCAGCTTGCACCGTGTTTTGCCCTTGAGCGCATGGCGTCGGCACGGCGTCCCGGCACGTGTTTTCGCTCCACACAGCGCCATGCAAAAACACCTTTTTCATGAGGTTAAATCAAACGCCCAACAAAAAACCGCCCAAAGGCGGCCTGATGTCGGCGGGTACGGATCAACTGCCAGATATTGCTTTTTCAGCACGGCTCTGTCCATTGCGCTGCGACAGCCGATAGCGCATACGATCCTGATTCCTGGCTCTGATTGCCCTGATACCCGCACGCATCACCATCTCCTATTTCAAAGTGCCAAATCGGCATAATCCTTGTCGATTTTTGGCTCGGTCTTGCCAAATTTCGCCTTTGGCAATCTGACCTTCATTTTTTTGGCGACCTCATCGCCGGACAAGTACGTATCACCAAATTCCAACCACTTCATTTCTTGCAGAAAACGCTCTTTCTGCTCACGGGTTCTGAAACACACAGCAAACCAGTATGCAGAATCGACGACATTCTGAAACCGCTCATTTTCGGTCTTGGCACGCTCCCGAAACCCCTGCTTGACCGCATCCAGTTCTGCCAATGCATCCTGCTCGGCATTGCCGACAGGTTCGGGCATGTTGACCAGTTTGGGCGCTTTTCTGGCACCCCTGGCAATTTGTGCCTCCCGCTTGATTTTCTCTGCCTTGATGCGGGCCTGCTCTTTCTTTATTGCGGCATTGACTGCTTTCAATGTCATTCCTGCACCTTCTCGAAACGGAACAGTTCAAGCTCTGCCATTGGGAACCACTCCAACACACGCTGGTAATCACGCGGAAAATGCTGCTTCATCGGCCCCAAGAACCGGATATCCAGCCCGTCAAAGGTTCGGCCAAACACGCGGTAGTCCGGTGCCAGCTTCACCCCCGCCTTGCGGAACTCACGCAACAGATCATCCTTTTTCCAGTCCCAGACCGGGTGATACTTCAAAGTGCGCTGGCTGATCGGCCCATGCCGCTTGATGGCAACCAGCCGCATTGGCGAATCTGCCGCCCGCACACCTGTGGCATACATCATGTCCGGATGTAAAGCATGATCCCTTCGCACCAACGCAAAAACATCTTCGTAGGTGAAATTCGGCAACTGCGCCTGCTCAATCACCAAGCATTGTTCGGGCCGCCTGTCCACATGATTATTCAACATCCGGTACAGGCTGGGATGCGGCATCTGGATAATGCGTTCGCCGAAAAACTGCTGATAGTAATCGATGGATTCTTGCACGAACTCAAGCCCGGGAACCAGATACATATAGACTGGAATCACGCGCTCAAAATGTGGACGTATTGCCAACCACGCCGCCACTGCATCTTTGCCCAGCGAAAACGCCAACAAGGTCTGTTCCTGTCTGGCCCGTACTGTGCGGATGGTTTCCAGCCCGCTTAACGGCTGCTTGCTCATCGCATCGCCGCCCGCGCTGCCTGGGCCAGAAAGCCCGAACGCGATTGCCCGTGTTCTCTGGCCCAGGCATCAATGTCCTGCACCAACGGTTCGGGCAGACTGATGTTCAGTCTTACGGCGCGCGGACGGATGCGCGAGACGTCAATGTCCACCATCATCCAAACCCCCCCTTGATAATCCGGGTGGTCAAACCACTTATCAGGGGTAGATGGTGCAGGGATGGTTTCATCATCAAAGCTGTAGTGCGCTTCCACAGCCTCCTGTGCGGCATGCGGAAAATCTTGCAATTTGTCCGCTGCGGTAAAGCAACCGGGCAAATCAGGAAAGATACCGCCCCAGGCGCTGCCTTCATCGTGATGAATATAAATGGGGTATAGCATGTTCCTGCTTGTCAGCGTGCTTGAAGTGATGGTGCGAGCCGACAACGCCGACAAGAAACCAGCCATCCGCCTTGAGCCTCTTGATAAGTTTTGCGCTATCCATATTGTGGATTTTTACACAATTAAAAGAAACTGTCAAGCATAGGCAAGCAGCAACAAAAAGCCCCAGCGCATGCCTGGGGCCTCGTATATTCGACATTGCGTTTTCGCAGGGCGCAACTTGCCCCCGTGTATTGTTGTGGTTTGCGTTGTGGTTTGCAAGAACTTGATGTTGTGGTTTCTCTTGAAAGCCGCGCCAGCATTGGCGTTGCGGCAAGTTGTAACACGTCAAATTTTTTTGCGATTTTGGCCCGTTTTTGGCGATTTTTAATGCGGACGAGTCGATATTGGCTCAATGAACACGTCTGCGCTCGTGTTGAACCGCCCGACCAATGCCGCAATCTGCCGGGTGTTAAGCATTCTGCGGCCAGCCAAAATCTCTGACACCACGCCCTGGCTGCCGATTTCAGGCAGGTCGGATTGCCTCAAGCCGTGTTGCTCCATGAAAAAACGCAGCATCTGGCCTGGCTTTGCCGAAGGCAGCGTGTAGTGCTTATCGTCATAATCGGCAATCAGGCCGCTGACCAGTGCGAACAGTTTGGATAATTCGCCGCTGTCACCTGCCATGCCGCTGTCAATCAGCGCATCGGCAAGCGTCACCATGCGGGCGTAATCTTCCTCATCATGAATGGGGCCAATACCTGTCATGTCCTGCAACGATTGCCAGCTTGTACGGATCGCATCCAGATTCATTTTTTCCAATCTCCTTTGTCGTATTCGGTATGGGTCAGCACATGTTTGATGTACGCCAATTGGTGCTCCACATGCAGAAAAGCGATCAGCCGATATTTGTTGCCACCGGTATTGAACACATACAAATCGCCCACCCTGTCCACGCTGCCGAATTGCTGGCGCAGTGCCGCAAAGCTGCTGAAAACGTGATGCTCCATCGCCTTGCGCCAAGCCTGCAACGCAGCGCCAGCGCTCGGGTGCTTTGCGGCAAACTCGATCAGCCTGCGGTTTGTGATTACTCTCATAGCATTAATTATCTCATTTTGAGATTCGTGTGTCCAGTTAGAACCGCACGCCCACATCAGCGCCACCAATATTGGGCGGTAGAGCCGTTTTTGAGACGCTTTCGGGTACTGCCCACTTTCCCTGTGGTTTCCAGCATGCGCAGTACACGCCTGACCCCTTCAAGAATTGCCGTTCTGGTTTGCGTGCGCGTTGAAATGGCCGCCACGCTGTTGACAATCTGACCGATGCGAAACTTCCTCTTTGGATAGGCGGCCAGCAGATTGATGACTTCCTGCGCGTACTTCACGAAGCAAACTCCCGTGCGATGGACTGGCAAAACGCCTCGACATGCTTTTTGTAGCGGTGGCGGTCGATGTGCAACTCGCGCCGTGCGGCCTGCCTGCGGGTGTTGCCGGTTCTGACCGCCACGGGGCGCAGCTTGCCATCCGGCCCCAGTTCCTCACCGCGCTCCCACACATCAAAACTGCGCCGTTGCAGGAACTCGTACCACGCGACACGGCGGGTAATGGAGGGCAGTGCGTCGTAGACCTTTTGCACGCGCCGCGCGTTGGCCGTGTGAACGACGCGCGGCGGCTCGAGCACCTCATCCTCGCGCCCCAAGACCGATTCGGGAATGTAGCCACCCTCTGCGGAAAAACAGCGGTGGCGCTGGCGCGGCCCCGGCATCTGCCCCTGCCAGCACCACGCTGCCCAATTGGAAATTTCATGACGTATCCAGTCTGCCATGTTGGCATTATGAAGCAAATAGGCAAAGATGTTCTGTTATTTCAGACGATTCAGAAATCAACCGCCACCCTGTTCCGACCGCTGCACCCGTTCGGCCCAATGCAGCACCGCCAGCGCATCGGCGGCATTATCGGTATCGGGGCTGAATCCGGCCAGTCTGGCCTGGCGCAGCATGTCCTGCTTGTCCGCCCGCCCATTGCCCGTAAACGCCTTTTTGATGACCCCCACGCCCACCGGCAGCAGCTCCACGTTGTGGCCGGCCGCCGTCATCTGCAGCAGCGCCTCGAACGCCCCGTAAGCGTGCGCCGCATCCGTACCCAGATGCCGCCGTACATCCTCATAAGCCACCACGTGGATTTGGTACTTGTCCAGCAAACCGGACAGCCACATCCGATACGCCTGCCAGCGCTGGCCCGGATGGGCTTTTTGGGGGTTGGGGAATTTGGCCGTGCCGTACAGAATCGCCCCGCCGCGCTTTCTTATCGCCCATCCGGTATGTGTTCCCAAATCCAGCCCGAGGATGTTTTGCGCGTACACCGGCAGCGCAACGCCTGACACTCCCCGCAAGCCCCGGATCGGCCCCTCAAACGGCGGCGGCTTCAAACAGATTGATGCGGGCATAGCGCAGGTAGTCTTCGCGGGTGAAGGGTTTGTTTATCTTTGCTTGCAGGCGGGGGGTCATGGTGGTTTCTCCTTATGCGTGCAAAGGGACTTGCATCGTGCTGACGCCTTGGCTGGCCGCCCGCTTCTCGATGGCGCTGTACGCTTCGGCTCCGATGTTGCGTTGCAGGCGTTTTAAGCACGCATGGGTTAAGTCGGTCAACTCGGGAAAGCCGATGTCGGTGCTTTCGTGCTTGATGGCGGTGATGACCTGACGCCAGTGAATCAGCAGGCAGCGCTTTTCCAGCCGCTCAAAGATGCTTTCGGTTGCGCTGGCGACTATCTGGCTGACCTGCGCGGCGTCAAGGGCGGGCGCGGATTGCGGCAGCGGCAAGGGGTGTTGCGCGGGCGCTACCGTATCCAGAAATACCCGGATGACCTTCAGGTGAAACGCGGCGCTTATCCATGCAGCGTAGGCAATGACCAGTTCCCGGCAGGCGTAGGTGCCGCGATACCGTCCACCGTTGATGGTTTCGATTGCGGCACTCTGCGAATCTGTAGAGTGGATTTCTCGAATCAGCGCTTGCGTGGTATCCAGTCGGATAAACAATGCGGGCTGATGCTTGGCTTCCCCGCCGCTGGCGCGGTGTAAATCATTCAGGGAATACA